CCAGAAACGAAAAAGACACGCGCCCGTATCAAGGGGTCATGAACGATGACAATCCCTTGGGCTGTCCTGCTCTTGCTGGGCTTTTGCATCTGTTGGATCTGATCCGCGCCCATCCCGAACGTGTCGCATACACCGAACAACAGCTCATAAACGCATACAAAAAGAGAGGAGTTGAACTATGCCTGTGGACTTTGCCTCTATAAAAAAAGCAACAGCCAACAAACCGCCGCGCGTTCTTCTATATGCGGCGCCGGGCGACGGCAAGACGACGTTTGCATCGTCATTCCCTGACCCGATCTTCATTCAGACCGAAGACGGCACGCCGACTGGCGTTGAGTTCGATACGTTTGGGCGCATCAAGAATTTCTCTGGTGTCATGGAGGCGATCGGCTCCCTGTATGAGGGCGATCACAATTACAAGACGCTTGTCGTCGACAGTATTTCCAGCCTCCAGCCGATGATCTTCGCAGAGACTTGTGCTCGCGGTGACGAGAAGGGCGTGGCGAAGAAGAGCATCGAAGAGTTCCCTTACGGCAAGGGCTACGTGTTCGCCCAGAAGGTTCTGGCCGAGTTCATCGACGGCATCAACGCTCTGCGCGACGAGCGCAACATGGCGATTGTGCTGATCGCTCACGCGCAGATCCGTCGATTTGATGACCCCGAGACGCAAAGTTTTGATCGCTACGAAGTCGACATGCACAACAAGCTGTCGCCCATCATCGAACGCGACATGGACTGCATCTTCCTTTTGAAGAAACAGACCACCATCAAAACCCAAGATGTCGGTTTTAACAAGGAGCGCGCGTATGCAGAGGGTGGTGGTTCGATCTTCATTCACACCGAGTCAAGGCCTGCCTACGTTGCGAAAAACCGCATGGGCATGCCCCACAAGATTCGTCTGGAAAAAACAGGCGGATATAGCGCGGTCGCGCCTTATTTCCCGAAAGTTAGCTAGGAGAAAATAACATGGCATCGCTTGGATATACTTTTGATGCTACCCAGGTTGACATCTCTGACTCTTTTGAGCCGATCCCGCCCGGCGAATACACCGTCGAAGTCGTCGAGTCCGACGTTCGCCCGACGAAGGCCGGAACGGGAGAGCTGATCGCGCTCACGCTCCGCATCTGCGACGGCGAGTTCGAGAACCGCCGCATCTGGACGAATATCAACCACCGCAACTCGAACCCGAAGGCGCAGGCCATTGGCGAGAAGCAGCTTGCCCAGCTCCAGCACGCCGTTGGTCTGACGCACGGCCTGGAAGACACGCTAGATCTGCACAACGTGCCGGTTCGCGCCGTTGTCCTGGTCGAGGAGGGGTCAAACGGCTACGGCCCGCGCAACTCCGTCAAGGCGTTCAAAGCAATCGAGAGCGCCACGGCGCCAGTTGCCGCCGCGCGTGTCGCGCAGCCCGCTGCGAAGCCTTCTGCTCCGTGGAAGCGCTGAGAGAGGAGAGACTAATGGCCTATGTGCATACCATTCGCAGCACGATGAAGGGCATCGTGTCCTACTGCCAGAAGCGCGACGAGCAGATCGTCAAGTTCCGGCAAAAGGGCTGGAGCCTCTCGGACCTCGCCTCGAAATACAACATCACCGAGCAGCGCGTCGGGCAGATTGTTGCGAAATCAGCCAAAAGAATTAGTAGCGCTGGAAGACGCCGTAAGGCGTCTTAATAAAAGTAAGCGCGGATTGGTGTTCGACAATGTATGACCGCTGTCATTACTCATGTGCTGATGCATTCAAAGCAATACGTTCACAGCGCTGCTTTGATCACCATTCAAATCTTGAGATAAGGGCGGCTATCCGCGCTTCTAAACCATACATGCGGACACACGCCGTAGGTAAAATTGAAAAGCACAAACACACATTAATAGGTGAAAGAACTGATTGTTTCAGGATTCACGAAAGCTGGCTCAAAGTTAAACGCATGACAGAAACTCAGTTTGTTGAAATTTGTCTGACGTTAAATGCAAGATGCCCGCTGTGTGGTTCTGAACATGGGATGGATAATGCGTCTGCTTACTACAGGATATTCTGGGATGATGGCAGACAAGTTATCTGTAGCGAATGCTCAGCAGATAAAATGGCTGTTGTGCATGCGCGGTTGAGAGCGCTGAGCGCTGTTGCCGCCGCCTTAATAAGAGGAGAGTGTTCAGATGAGAAATACAACAGACTTACGCGAGACGCTTATAAAAGACTTGAGCGATCTTCGCAGCGGAGCGATCAGCCGTTCGGAAGCGAGAGCGCGCGGTTACCTAGCGAAGCAGATTATAGACACCTTGAAGGTGGAGCTGGCGGCAAGTTCGCTGACCGTGGACTCTTTCACCCCGGTCTTACTACAACAATCTGCGCTTTTAGACATCGCGGCAGAGTAATTCTTGACCGCATGGAGCAAGCGGAAAAGCGAACCCAGCAAGTTAGGCGCCTGCGTTAATGCCCGTGGCAGGCAAGGCGTGGCATGGCTTGGCAAGGTTTGGCACGGCAGGACTCCGCTAGTTAATAATTGACGCGCGCCTACGGGCGCGTGTCCCCCACAAAAGCGGATTCATTTAACACGCTTTGGCGTGAACGGCGGAGCCATGTCATGGCGGCACTTGAAACAAGGTCAGCAGTCGCTCTCGCGATTGAAGCGCACTACCGCAACATACAGAAGCCGGTTGATCACCCCGTGATCCGCTGTTCCGCGATCGGCAAGGATTGCTCTCGCGAGCTTTGGTATGACCTCCGCTGGGTATCGACTCTCAAGTATCACGACGGGCGCCTGGAGCGCCTTTTTCAGACGGGTCATCGCGAAGAGGCTCGCATGGTTGAAGACCTGCGCGCGATCGGTTGCGACGTTCTCGACCGCGACCCCGACACTGAACAGCAGTGGACTGTTTCTTTCCTGGGGGGACACTTCAAAGGCTCCTGCGACGGCAAGGCCTGGCGCGTGCCAATGCGCGACCCCGAAGAGGGGCTTCTGCTGGAATTTAAGACGCACAATAAAAAGAGCTTCGACGAGTGGCGGCGCAACGGTGTGCAGTGGGCGAAGCCGGTCCATTACTCGCAAATGCAGATTTACATGCTCGGCCTCGGGCTGAAAACCGGGCTATATATGGCCCATTGCAAAGACGACGACCGCGTCGAGACGCAGATTGTTGAATACGACGCCGATCACGCCGACTACCTGCTGAACAAGGCGGCGCAGATACTGAACGCCGACACGCCGCCAGAGAAGGCTGAATCCTACCAGTGCCGCTGGTGCCGCCACAAACCCGTGTGTTTGGACGGCGCGTGGCCTCGCGCGAACTGCCGCACCTGCATCGACTTCCGCTTCAAGACAGACGGCGGGTGGTCGTGTGACCTGCACCAGCACGACCTGACGCTGGAGATGCAGCGTCGTGGGTGTGGCAGACACATTTCAATTCCAGACCTCATCCCTGGCGGGCAGATGACTGCCGCTGACGAAGCCGCGCGCACTGTTTCCTACCAGTTTGCGGACGGCTCGACGTTTGTCGACGGCCGCGATCTCAAGACAGCAGCCCCGGAGGTCGAGTGATGAAGACCAAGGCCATTCTCGACGAGGCGAAGGAAATCATTAGCGAGCGCGGCGCGGATTACGGTGGGTTCGAAAACAACTTCGACCGCATCTCCCGCCTCGCGTCCATCTCCACGGGGCTGAACATCAGCGGTTATGAAGTCGCCTTGATCATGGTTGCTCTCAAACTCGCTCGTATTCGACAGGCTCCGCGCAAGAGAGATAGCTACATAGACGCCATCGCATATTTAGCTTTCGCTGCTGAATTGATCGGAGCCGACTGATGAGCGCCGTCGACATCCGCCTCGACTGGAACGAACTATTTGCCGCCGCTTGTGTAGGCGTCTTCCGCAGAATGGAAGGCATCTACGAGCGGATGAACACCAACAAGCACGCCTACAAATCCGACTGGGCGACAGACATAGACGGCGCTGCGGCTGAGATGGCCGTGGCTCGTCACTTTGGCAGATACTGGTCATTCCATTCGATGAACTTCACCGACGACGACGTCACGGGTGGCATCCAAGTGCGGTCGACGGCGCACAAGAATGGTTGCCTGATCGTTCGGGCCAATGACGCCGACGAGAAGATTTACGTGCTGGTCATCACCGACGCGCCGACGTTTCGCATCGTTGGTTACATGCGCGCGGCCGACGCCAAGACAGAAGAGTTCGAGCGCAAGGCAGACGAGTGGGGCGCGAGGAGCTGGTGGGTTCCGCAGAACCGTCTGCGCGACATCTCCGAGATTATGCCGAATGGAGGCCGCGATGAGCCAGCGATGGTCTGAATACGCCCGTCAGCCGTTCGATTTATATGAGACCCCCGAGTGGGCGACAAAAGCTGTCGTGCCGTTCCTACCTCCTAACGCAACGGTCTTGGAGCCTGCGTGCGGCAGCGGCAAGATGGTCCGCGCGCTTCAGGATTGTGGCTTCACTGTCCATGGCGAGGACATCCAGACCGGGCGCGACTTCTTCGACCTGAAGTCTTGCACGGCCGACGCGATCGTCACCAATCCACCCTTCAAGCTGGCGACGAATTTCATCGAGCATTCACTGAAGCTGGTGCGCCCGCAGCACGGGGCGGTCGCCATGCTTCTAAGAACGGACTTCGATCACGCCAAGACGAGGCGCCACCTGTTCGATGGGAATAGCGCGTTCTCAATGAAGATCGTTCTCACCAAGCGGATTGTCTGGTTCGAGCGTCCCGGCGCCGCGCCTTCATTCAATCACGCCTGGTATCTGTGGGACTGGAAGCATGCCGGGGCGCCAATCATAGCGTGGGACTTTCAATGAGACACATCGCGCTCGCTGCCATGCAGCTCCTGTTCTTCTGGGTGTTCATCATCCTTTACATCTTCACGATGGTGCCACTGGCCGTCGTTGTTGCGATGATTCCAACAGTGGGAAAGAGAGAGAAGAAATGAACAGATTCATGTTTACTGTCGAAGGCGCAAAAGACGGTGGTCTCGTTGTCTATGCGGACGAGGGCGGCACGCAGCAGGAGCTGGTGTTCGCGGGCAATCTTAAAGATGCCTGCGACTATGTCGCCAAGCGCATGGGCGAGATCAAGCCGGAAGTCGTGAGCGCTGCGCCCACAAAGCTGGCCGTCGTGCAACGCAAGCAGAGCCTGCGCGACTCGATCCTCTCTGAAGCCATGCTCGCGGACGCCTGACATGCAATTGACGACGCGATTTGAGGCTAGGGCAGAGGGAGTGAAATGGTATTTCACTGGGAAGCCGTGCAAGAACGGTCACATTTCGCGTCGTCTTGTATCCAATGGTTCATGCGACACATGCTGCCGCATCAGAGCCAAAAAATACTATCACTCAGATTTAGATAAAGCGCGAGAATATGGGCGTTGCAAGCAGCGCCAGCGTCGAATTGAAAAGCCTGAGGCGGTTCGCGAATACGATAGACAGCATTACTGGAAGAACCCAGAGGCTGAGCGCGAATACAACAGGATGCGCAGAGCAGAGCGAGCAGAAAGATATAACGCCAACAGGCGCGCCGCCTACAAACAGAACCGAGAATATAAGATCGCGATTCATAAAAAGTATCGCAAAGCCAATCCAGATATTTATAGGGCAGCAATTAGGAACAGAAAAGCCAGGGCCAAAAACGCTGATGGTAAGCATAGCCACAAGGATATTGCGGCGATACGGAAAATGCAGAGCGATAAGTGCGCTCTATGCAAAGTGAAGCTGCGTGGCGGCGGTCATGTTGATCACATTCATCCGATCTCAAAAGGAGGCTCCAACTGGCCTCGGAACCTCCAGATTCTATGTGCGCCTTGCAATCTTGATAAGCGCGCAAAAGACCCCATCGAATATGCGCAACAATTAGGTATGCTTCTATGAAACTTCGAGGCTATCAACATGAAGCAGTTGACTCCGTATTTGAATATTGGCGGTCAGAGGGCGGCAATCCTTTGCTTGACCTTGCTACTGGGACTGGAAAGTCTTTAGTCCAAGCGGAGGTAATTAGACGTCTTCTTCAAGATTACCCTAGTATGCGCGTGCTTTCCTTGGTTCATGTCAAGGAGCTTGTGAAATCTAATGCGCAAGAGCTACGCAATCACGCTCCACATTTACAGGTCGGGGTTAATAGTGCCGGTCTACAGCAGAGGGACCAGCATCACCAAGTGCTTTTTGCTGGGATTCAATCAGTTTCCCATTTGCACCGGCATTTAGGTTGGCGCGATTTACTTATAATTGACGAGGCTCATCTTCTCAGCAAGTCGGGGATAGGTCGTTATCATACGCTTATCCAAGGCATGCGCATGACCAATCCTGACATGCGTATTCTCGGACTCTCTGCGACTTGCTATCGCCTCGACAGCGGGCGCCTCGACGAGGGCGACGGGAAGATTTTCGACCGCATCGTCTACACCTATTCGATCTCTCAAGGGGTCGAGGA